GGGCAGTGCGTGCTGTTTTTATTTTTCTTCCCATAGGAGAGTTGACAAATGACATAGAATCGTTTAATCTAGAATAGAATTCAGAGCCAAAAAGGAGGTATTTTTCTTATGTTGACCACCTGTCCAGAGTGTGAATTGCAAATATCAAGCAAAGCGCTCGTCTGTCCACACTGCGGTTTCCCCCTGAAAAAGGATGCGCGGGTCTATCCTAGAAAAGCAAATAAACGCCGTAGACTGCCAAATGGATTTGGACAGATTTCTGAGATAAAGGGGCGTAATCTAAGAAAGCCCTTCAGAGTCCTTGTCACCGTAGACAAGACTTCGGAGGGCCGTCCTATCTGCAAGCCGCTTCAGCCGCAGTCTTATTTTGAAACCTACAATGAAGCCTATCTTGCGCTTGTGGAATACAACAAAAATCCATATAGTCTTGACAGCGACATCACAATGGATAAGCTTTATCAGATGTGGCTTGCCGACTATAAAACTCATGTCGGCGATAAGATGGTTGAGAAAACCGAATGCTGCTGGAGGTACCTTCGCAAGATCCACAACCTAAAACTTCAGCAGATGCGGGTGCCTCAGTTAAAGCTTGCCATTGATGAAGCCACAACATACAAGAGCGGAAATGAAATCGAACTTCCCCGCTCTGCGAAAGGCCGGATAAAGAGTCTGCTCAATCTCATGTATGACTACGCAGTTCAAAATGAGCTGGTCAATCAGAACTATGCCCGAGCATTCTCGCTTTCCAGAATCGACCAGGAAGAGACCTCTCGTGTTGATAAAAGTCACATCCCTTATACAGATGCAGAGGTCGCTCTCATTTGGAAGTCATTGGAGAAATATCCATATCTAGACATCACGCTGATACAGTTCTACTCCGGATGGCGGCCTAATGAACTGCTAAGTATGCGAGTTACAGACATCGACCTGGATAATAAAACATTTCATGGAGGCTCCAAAACGATTTCCGGTAAAAACCGAGTCGTTCCGATCCACTCGAAAATTTTTCATTTCGTAGAGCGATACTATAATGAAGCAGTTTCGTCCGGATGCAAATATATGTTCCCGTCCGACACCCAGCCCGGGAAGCCTTATACCTACGACCGCTATTATGTTCGATTCAATGAAGCCCGCGACGCTCTTGGGCTAAATAAAAATCATCGCCCACATGATGGCCGTGTCCAGTTCGCAACCATGGCCAAGAAGTCTGAGGTCGATCAGTATGCCTTGAAAAAAATACTTGGCCATTACATCGATGACATCACAGAGAAATACTACATCAAGCCCGATATGGACTGGCTTCGAACTGAAATCGAGAAGATCAAGTAATCAAATGAATCCGAATGTGGGAGTACGAGAAATTCATCATGTAGGTTTTTGGTGCAGGAATAATGCAGGAATAATATACGAGTTATGTACATCTAAGTGCTTCGAACCGTATCTAGCCGCATCTAAAACCAGCATATCATCAAAAATTATTCGATATAGCGCTGTGTGTAAATTCTTCCAGCAGTCTTTTACCCCATCGTACCATCGTCATTTTCTCCCCAAAATATAGGATTACTCTACGAATGACCCGCACCCTTCCGCCGCCATCCACATCTCCCCACGCAGAAAAAAAAATAAAAGGCCCTGAAAATTCCGCGCCGCAACCAGCGCAGTGTATCTCCAGGGCCTTTTTTCATGCTATGCCATCCCTTGCATAGGGCGGTTGCCATTCCAAAATATCATAGCCGAGTTGGTCAGACGCTTTCCAAAATATCATTGCGCCATAGTCTGCTAACAGGTTGCAGATCCACTCTTCAGCTTCAGTCCAATAGGCTGGTCTCACCATGCGGTGCAGCTCTGGCAGCATCCCGTAGCTTACCATGGTAGCATGTCCCAGCTCGTGCAACAGCACCCGCTCCAGACTCCTGCCGTGTAGTCCCTTAGCAAGCCAGATGCAATGCGTTCGGGGATCTGTCACGGCAAGAGTCCTTCTGCCGGTGCGGTCTATGAGTATAGGGTCATCCTGGTCTGTGTGCAGCACTCGCCAGAATATCCCGTTCATCATAAACCGATCCATTTTGAAATTACGTCGGCATGTCCGCCACGAGCTTGGAGAAGTCTGCCTTGATCTTCTTCCGCAGCTCAGGGTCGGCATCGCCGTAGATGGTACGGATAGCGGTCATGGCGCTCATCAGATGCTCCCCGGCGTACTTGTCCATATCCGCCTTGTCCATGGCAGAATGGCTTTCCGTGTAGTGCCTCCGAGCCTCCAGATACTCCCCGTAAGGCCGACCGTACTGGCCTTCCTCATACCGGAACTCTCCTCTGCGGCTCAAAGGCCATTCGCCGTGGTCCTTGTCCCGCATACGTTTCTCGAACTCCTCCGGGTCCCGCAGCCAGTCCTTCATAAAGGCCTGCTGTTTGGGCGTCTGGGTGTATCCCATCCGCTGGTAGTCTGCATCCTCCATGGCCTCGATCAGGGTCTTGTAGTAGCAGGCTTCCCAGCAATACTTCTGGGCCTGAGCCAGGTCTTTGATCATGTCGATCACTTTCCCGGACTCCTCCGTGTCTGCAGAGTCCACACCCTTCGCCAGCTCGACTTTCTGGGCATCCACCAGAGTGTCCATCATCGAGCGCAAGCTCATCATGCAACGATCCTCCATGTTTCAGCCCTCCTTATGCGATCCGTCTGACCACAAGATTTGCACCAGGCCCCACGGTCAGGTTGGCAGTGCCGGTGTTCACGATACGGATAATATCATACATTCCGCAGCCGTTGCCTACCAGCATGGTCTTGGCCACGTTGTTCAGGTCACCGGCCGCAGCGGTGGTGGAGATCATGGTAGAGCCCGGGAGCACTGCATTCCCTGCGGAAATGCTAAGCTGCACGGCACCTGCTGCCACGCCACCAATGTTGCCCGAAAAGACGATCTCGTAGATCCCGTTCAGCCGCAGCCGCACATCCGTCATGCCGGTCTTGTGGCACTCAGCAGTGCAGCGCGTCTTCAGGTTGGTCACGTCAAACGCAATAGCCTGCCCCGGGGTCAGAGTCTGGGCGGTCGAATTGGAAATCTCGATCATGTCCGTTCCTCCTTCTGAATATAAAAAGAAAGAGCGCCAGGCTCCTTGCCCAGCGCCCTCCATTTTGAATTTAGCTTGCCATGTTGCAGCAGCCGGTCAGGCCATTGCAGCCAACAGCGGCATTGGGGTTCTGCACGATGTATGCCGGGTTGGGTGCGGGCCGGAGCTGGCTCACCAGATAGTTGTTCTGTGCCTGCTGGCTGGCCGCCAGGGACATCTGGCTGAGCTGAGTACGGAGCTGGGCGATGGTCTCGTCCTTGTCTGCCATCCGGTTTGCCACCATCTCGTCATGCAGGGCCCGGTAGTTGGCGTTGTCGTTCTGCATGATCTGCTGGGTCTGGTTGGCGATGGCGGTCGTGATGGCACAGGTGTTGGTGGCCATATCGTACTGGATCTGTGCCTGACCCTGACGGTTCTCGCAGCAGCAATTCGACAGCTGGGCCTGCAGAGCGTTGGTGTTCTGCATGTTGGCCACGGTGTCGGCGTTGATGGCCTGCTGAATGCCGAAATTGCCCTGCATGAGGGCGGTGTTCACGCCGTTAAAGCCCTGAAGCATCGCGGTGTTGGTGTTGTTGAAGCCGTTGAGCAGGCTGGTGTTCACGGCGTAGAAACCGTCGCACAGGCCATTCTCGAGGCCATTCAGCTTGTTCATCACGCCCTGGTTGTCGAAACCACGCTGGACGTCTGCCTGGCTGGCAGTACGGGTACCATTGCCCCGGCCGCCGAAACCGCCAAAGCCGTTGCCATCGCAGCCAAAGCCACCCCACAGTGCAAAGAGGATGACGATGATCCACCATGCGCCGCCGCAGTCGCCCCAGCCATTTCCGTTCCGGTTCCCTGTCACAGCAGCGATGTCAGCAAGACTCGGAATGTTCATACCAGTGTTAAACATATCATTTCCTCCTTCGGAAATATCAGTGAATGGATGTTCGGATATGTTCACTGGGCCTTCTTTCAGGCCGCGCGTATCCTGAGCAAAAGCCCAATTCACATCAAAGAGATATGTTTAACGTCCTTTTCAGTTCAACGTCTCTGGAAAAACTGCATCGCCCTTGCGTAGGCCTCTTCCGGGGTCACGCCGTAGCTCTCGCAGAGGTTCCGTGCGATCTGTTCGCCCTTCGCATCGTCTCCATTTTGAATGACGGAGATCATGTTCTGAGCCAGCGGATTCGACTGCATCTGAGGGTTCTGCCGGAGCAGCTGGCCCAGCATTCCGGCAATGGGATTATTTCGGTTCTGGTTCATGGTCTTCTCCCTTCTTATCTCCTCGGTACGGCTTGTGATAAGGTTTTGTGCGTTTTGGCGTCCGTTTGAGGAGCTCGTCCAGCTTCTGCCGAATATCCTCCAGCTCCGCGTTTGCAGGAGCGGCTTCGGTTTCCGGCGTCGTCGGGGCAAAGACCATCGTTTCGATTTTTCCTACGTTCGAGAGGTATTTCACATAGATACAGCTCATGTCATCCTTCAGAAAGATGGCCGGGCTTCCGTTGTTCGGCACCTCGTTGGGACGGACTTCCGCAATATCACGGATGACCCGCCCGGGCAGTGCCGGGACAGAAGCCTGCTGGTATCCATTTTGATTTCCCAGCCCGGGGTACCCCATGGGCTGACTGTTTTGCCATCCTCCCAGACCGTTCACTCCTTGAGGAAGGCCCTGCGGAGGATATGCACCGTAATAAGGGTTCATAGTGTCCTCCTTTGGTTTATAAGCGGTTATTTTCAGTTTTCCAGTGCCTTTCGCATCTGGTCAAAGAAAAACTGGATCACCCGCCCGATGGTCTCATCGGTAATGATCCACGAGATGAATCTGCCATGCTTGCTGTTATTCAGGGCCGCTCTCAGCACCTTCGTCACCCAGGCCTTTCGCTCTGCGCCACGCTTTGTGCCCTGAATTTCCTGCTCGGCCCGGGCTATTAAGTCGAGGACGAGAGGCCTTACGGCGGCACCGTAGCCCAACCTGACGCAGCCCAAGACGTAGAAGATGACGCCGCCCAGCATCAGCACTGCCGCCACCGGGGTGGGCAGGATGCTCAGAAGTTTATTCACTGCTGTCTCCATGTTTGGTCGCTCCTTTCATGAGGTACTTAAGAATGTTCTGATGGCACGCTTCCATGCCATCGTGGTTGTTTCCCGAGAGCTGTGCTTCTAACAGGTTCTGCACGCCGTCCAGGATCAGCAGGACAAGGTCATCGAGATTATTGAATCGCCGCATATCCCTGCCCAGTGCATCCTGCACGCTCATCATCCTGGCCTTCAGCAGCTCCACATCATCCTTCAGGTTTTTTATCTCCTCGTTCTGGGCCTTGTCTGGAGCCTCGGCCAGACCCTTGTACTTTTTCCAGAGATCAACCATCTTGTCCAGCGATGCCACAAACCCGAAGAGGCCGATCATCGCTGCACCGACGACTTTCAACGACTCATACAGCTCCATTATGCCTCCCGGAGCCGGGTCAGCCCCTTTGCCTTGATGATCCGAGGGTAGTTGACGGTCGTGACGTCGAGGTCCACCACCCCGTTGATGCCCGGCACGCTGCCCTTGCTGGTGTGCTGGTGGGCGTTGTAGGCAAAATCGACCTTGGGGGTCTTGCCGGTGTAGTCCGCCAGCCAGACGTCCCACCGAGAGGACAGCCTTGCCATGTCCAGATGGACGTTGGCATAGCTCGTGTAGGTGTAGAGCTGGGCGAAGAACCCCATCTTCTCGATCTGCTCGAGGTGGTAGGCCGCGAGGTTGGTCAGGTCGTTCGGCTTCAGCACGGCAAGCGTTTCGTCTTCCATGTCTAACGCCACCGGCAGGGTCAGCTCCTTGCCCCGCAGCGCCTGCCGCAGTGCAGCCAGCTCTTCGTCAGCCAGCTTCTCAGTGATGGCCTTCGTGTAGTAGTAGACGCCAATATCCAGCCCTGCCGCTTTTGCGTTGATATAGTTATCCTCGAAGGTGGGGTCGATGTAGGGGACACCGTTGCGGTTCCCTATGGCCCGCAGCATCACGCCTTTATAGCCTGCCGCTTCTACCTGCGCCCAACCCTCCATTTTGATGATCCCCTGCCACCGGCTCACATCGATGTACCGGTAGGGCGGGTCGCCCTCCCAGCCGGTGACGGCCTCTGCCTTGGGAGCCTGGGGCGTAGGCTCAGGTCCACCTGCGTCCTGCTCGTCCCCCGGGCCAAAGATAGCCCGCACCAGCTTTTCCAGCAGCTCCAGCAGTTTATCCATTGTAATAGTCCTCCCCCGTGATCTCCTTATACCGCTCTTCACTGATCTCACCGTCGGCTACCCTCTTGGCCAGCTCCCGCTTGACCCCGGCGCGGCGGCTCGTGGGCATCTCTGCCCATTCCTTGGTTCCGGCGACCAACCGGTTTGCCCAGATTTTGTCCATTTTGATGTCCTCCTTACTTGTTGACGGCGGCATCCAGCTCGCACAGCGAGTCCTCGATAACCGCCAGCCGCTCCTGTGATTCCATATCCTGCTCACACATGGCGTCCTCGATCCCCGCCACGAGGCCGGGCAGCTCTCTGAGCATCCGCTCCTCTTCCAGCTTCTTGTGGAGTTCTTTCAGGCTCTTATCCATCTTGCAAAGACTCATCCGATCACACCTCCGATCATGGTGATATTGCCGCCGACGCCGCTTTCGCCTCGGGCAATCATCACCTTGTAGTTGAACGCAAAGCCCCGGGCGGCGGTCTTGTTGGCAAAAGCGTGGTGGACAAAGGCCCGGCTCTCACCGCGCTGGATGTCGGTGCAGTTCTCCCACACCGGGGCCTCGTCTAGTGCGTTGTTGGTCATCTCCACGCTGAGGCTCAGGTCTGTGGGGAAACTGCCCTCCAGTGTCATGGCAGCCACCGTAATGGTGTCGTCTGCCGTCAGCGGCTGGGCCAGCGAGAGGACGGCACGGGTCACATTTTTGGTAAAGGTAGCTGTCCACTCTGTCGAGGTCTTTCCGTCGTCCACTTCCAGCGTCAGGGTGTTTTCTCCGTTAAGAATCTGCTGGAACAGGGCTTTCTCGCTCAGACACTGTACCGTGAGTTCGGTGCCGGAGGCCACGTTCTCGCGGACGGCCAGCTCCACGCCGTTCACCTTTTCGGTGATGGTCATTGGGTCTCCGTCTCCGTCGGTCACGGTGTAGGGCAGTGCAAACGGTTCGTTCTTCTCGCCCAGTGCCACGCCGCTCTCGCCCACATCGGAAGTGACTTCCGGCGGCTGGTTTTCCGTAGGGAAGCCGTCTTTGTCGATGTACAGCGTCTCCGGCAGGGTGAAACAGGGCAGGTAGCCGTAACTACTGCCGTAAGTGCCTTCGGCAGTCGAAAGTCTGGAACCGCTTGCGGAAGATATGTATTGGCCGTTGGCATAGTAATACTTCTTCGGAAAACCTGACGTACTAGTACCCGTATTGGTCATAGATGGACTTCTTGTCCAGATGCCGCTTCCGTAGCGGGTTCGAATGCTGCCGATCCTGCTGATCGCGGCTGAGGAAAGCGCAGAGCCGTCGGAGAAGGCCGATCCCCCGACTTCCGCTGTCGAAATGGGGAAAAAGCTTGATTCGTATGTGTCACTATCAAGTACTGGTTTAGACGGATCGCCGGTCTGCGTATAAGACATACGAACATGTTGACCGATATATTTTGTCGTGCCGATCAAGTTCCGTACTTCGTCGGAAAACTTATTCACATAGGTGTTTTTGTACCAAGTGTCCTCAATGTTATCATTGACGCTGTAGCTGTATCCGCCATGTCCAATATGCATCCCGCTCGTCGCCGGACTCTCCCGGCAAAACAGCGTCCGCCCCTTCCCGTTCAGGCCGCTCTCGTAGTTGTGGGCCAGCACGTAAAACTTTACCTTGCTGTTGCCTTCGTTAAGGTATACAAAGCCGTCACCAACGGCCAAGTCTTTGATTTGCATTCAAATCCTCCTTCCCTTAAAACTCAACCCTCGACGCCGCCTTATTCCACACGCCTGTCAGCTCTATACCATCCATCGTATCAAATGCCGAAACAAAGCTGATACCGCTTACATCTGTGCCATGCACCATCTCCAACAGCTTGATGCGCACGCCGGTAGCCGCAGCGTCCGCCGCCGCGCCAGAGATGGTGAGGGTCTTGTCGGTGTTGGCAATGGCCGCCGCATCGCCGGCGTATTTCTTTGCAGCCTCTTCGCTCTTTTTGGCCTCGGCCTGACTGTTTGCCGCCTCATGGGCGCTGTTCTCCGCGTCCCCCTTGATGAGTTCGGCTTCGTCCCTGCTGGCAGCCGCTGCCGTTTCGCTTCCCTTGGCGTTGGTCTCGCTGGTCTTGGCGGCATCTTCGCTTGCCTTGGCGTTGGTCTCGCTCTCTTTGGCAGCTTTGGCCGAGTCCACCGTTACCTGCCCTACCGCCAGTACATTCTCCAGGCCCTGGGCAATGTATTCTCGCACCTCCACGCCGTATATAGCCTTCCGCACTCCTTCTACGGCGGCCTTCATCTTCTTTATGATCTCGTCAAAATTCATCCGATAATCACCTTACTCCTTCAGAAGGTCCATTTTGAATTTTTACCCTACACTGTTCAGATAGCTGATAGCGCCAACGACCTTGTCTTTTAGCACCGCCGCCAGGTTTCCGATGGTCCATTGACGCCGGGAAAGCGAGGCGCTGGTCAGCCCAAAGGTAAAGTCCTTGTTGTCAGGGGCGTCCAGAGGCAGGCGCACCTTGGTGCATACCATCCACATATCAAAGCTGTGGGGGTTGCTCAGGATGTGGGTCCGCAGCAGATACCCCAGCTTGTCCACCTTTTCCCCCATGTCCTTCCGGTCAAAGGCCCGGACGGTCAGGGTGGGTTCTGCCTCCTGCTTGTACTTGGCCAGCTCCTCACTGGCGGCAGAACTCAGGGTACTGTAGCTGGAGGCCTTGCCATCCACATAAATATGCCGGGAGCGCAGGCCGTACCGCTGGATCGACAACGCATTCTCCGATGTGCTGGAGATGGCGTTGTAACTGATCTTCTTAAAGATCCACCAGCCCTTCTTCACCGTGGTGATGCCGTGGGCCGTTACGCTGTTCACGAGGTCGGAACTGCACTTCTCATTCAGCACGAAGTCCAGCATGTTCACGCCGTACTCGATGCTCTGTGTGGTGCTGGGCACATCCTCAGATTTCAGATAATCGTAGTAGAAAAAGTAGTCCTCGGTGCCCGGGTCATTAGCCAGCCGAAGCCGCAAATATCCCTCGTCCTTGTCCAGCAGATAGGTGCTCAGGATGCTCCACAGGCTGCCAAACTGGTCACCGCTATCACTGGTGTCCACCGAACGGTTGACCACCGTCACCTTACCCCGCATCATGCAGTTGGCAGGGTTCTCCCCCTTCCGGCTCTTGTCGGCATTCATTACGATGGAAAGCAGACTTGATTCCGAGCAGCTGTTGTAGGAGCTGGCCGAGAGTCGGGTGTTGATCTGCCCCAGCTCGTTCAGGATGCCGTCCGCTGTCACCGTCTTGTCCAGATTGAACTCCAGCTCGCACTCCGTCACACGGCCAAAGAAGATGCACTCGCTGTCCTCCTCCACCATGATCCAGGTGCTGCCCATCACAAAGTCGTCGTAGTAAGGGTTCTTCACCCGGCCAAAGCGGGTCTCGGCCTGATACGGCACCCTGCACGAAAAGCTTCCTGCTGATTTGTTCTCCAGCTCAACGCTGGGGTCTGCCACGATGCCCTGGGTCTCTTCGCCCTCCACCGAGTCGCCGTAAGAGTCGTACACCAGCACCTTTTTCGTCCAGTTGAACCGTGCCGTGCTGCTGTTGGTAAACTTCACCGATACCTGACCGGCGTATACCTTATATCTCATTTTGAAATATCTCCTTTACAGGTACGCCGGCCGGTAGTCGATGCTCACCGTGGTGTCCTCCTGAGCCTGCACCACCACCACACGGCCGTTGGTGTTCAGCGCAGTACCCACGATGCCAATGTTGGTCTTAACGTCAGGCTTCAGCACAGCGCCCTCACCGGCGTAAAACCGGACGAACCCGCAGAACAGCTCAAAGCCGCCGCAGTCCGGTGCCAGCGCCGCAGCCCCTGTGCCAAAATCGAAGTAGTCGTTCTCTGTCAGGGCATCCTTGGGGATGTTGGGGGCGTATATCCTGCCGGTGGCCTCCACCACGATCTCGTAGGCGGTGTTCTTGGTAAGCTCAGCGCTCAGATCTGCCGTCAGCTCGATATGCGGCTGAGACAGAACATTCACTGTGCTGGTAATAGGCACCGTAGCACTGGCCATCAGCACACTGGTCCCTTTCTTCCGGATGGATACCGTGGCTGTCCCGGTACTTACAGGGCTCACGGTAAAGTTCAGCCCCATGATGGCAATGTCGTACTGTTTGGTCACCAGCGGCATCACAAGGGTCTGCAGCCGGCATTCATAGCTCGTACCTCCGGAGCTGTAGGTCTTCAGGTAGTCAAAGCGGGTCGTGGGCATGGACTCCTGGCTCAGCAGGGTGTAGTCCACTCCATTTTGATTCTGCATGTTCGAGGTCGCCGCGCCGCTGCTGGTCACAAACACGGCGCTGGGCTTGTCCGTAAATACCAGTGGAAACGTCTCTCTCGTCCCGGCCGGCAGGGTCACGCCGTGCATCTTCACGGTGGCCAGGTCGGTCTCAAAGCAAAAGGGGTCCCACAGCCAGTCGTCTCCGTCCTCTGCCAGCAGGTACTTGTAGGGGTACAGCCGGTATTGCAGGGTGATCTTGGTGTGGTTGTACTGCTGGCTGGGAGCCTCGCTCACCCAGATGCGTCCCACCCAGTAAAAAAGCGGGTCGTCGTCCAAAACGATCCGCGTCTGGAATGGCCGGGCCATCTTTTCCTTCAGCCGGGCCATAATATCCTGGTACGCCAGGTTTCCCACCGGCCCCCAGAAGTTGTTTTTCTCTCTCCACCGGTCGGTGTCTACGTAGAATTGCCAGTTTCCTTCCCGGTCACTGAACACCGGGTACCCTGTCAGTCCGTGGCTCAGGTCAGCCACGCCGCTCATACCCTCCACTTCAAGGGTCATGGTCTTTTCCGTAGGCGGCTGCACGATCGGCCGACAAACAGGGATCAGATAAAGATCCCTCCAGGTATGTGTGTCACCAATGGTGATCCCATGTGGTATCGTCTTCATCTGGTCCCCCTTTCTCGGTCATTCGGGCGGTGCAAGGCTGTAGCTGATCACGGCCTTGATCCTGCCGTCAGAGTCGGAGGCATAGCTGCTTACCCAGCATCTCCCCCGGTAGCTCGTAATGTTTCCTTTTCCGTCCGGCACGTCCACCAGCACTCTCCGACCCTGCAGGTAGTACAGCAGGGCGTGGTAAGTGGCAAGCCATGTGCTGTCTGTCACCATCCATCCATTGGATTCTTCCCGGTGGATGTCTCCGTAACAGTCCCAGAAGGTGTGGCTCTTGCCGTCCGGTTCATAGTAAAATGTCCAGCTCCCCTCAGCATTCTTGAACACCCGCTTCTCCAGCGGGGCATATTCAATGGTGCCGTGCCAGGGAGCTGCTTCCAGGGTGCGGATCTGCTCCTCAAAGGGAGCCACCATCAGCGGGTCTGCCGGGATCAGCATCAGCTCGTCGGTGCTGAAGCTCTTCACCGGAGCTTCGGCGGGGATATGGAAGGTCAGCCGGGTGTACAGCTCTGCCCCTTCCGGGGTCACGTCTCTGCCAATACCCATCCTTACCGTCCTCTCTCCGCCAGTTCGCCAAGGGCGGTGTTCATGTCGGTCTTGATCTCGCCTACCAGCTTCCGGCTGTTCATCACGACCTTCATGCCGGCCACAGCCCTTGCCACACCGTCGATCCGCTCACCCATACTCTGGATCGCATCCACCACATCACGGTTCCCGCTGGCCGACAGGGTCTCCGGGTCGTTGGGGTCTGCTTTTCCATTTTGACGATTGGCGTTCTGGCTCACCGTTCCGGCAAGATTTGCCGAGCGGGTTGCGCTCAGGGTCACGGCCCGGTCTCCTGCCAGGCGGGAGTCCATCCAGTCCAGAGCATTCTCTGCATTGGTCAGGTCTACCGCTGGCTGGATGCTGGGGTCGCTTTCGTCGTTCAGCACGTCCAGCAGTCTCATGGCGCTGCTCTGGGCAATGTCCAAAGCACCATCTGCCACGTCCTCAAGGCTCTGGTTCACGCCATCCGCGGTGTTCGTGATGCCGTTCGCCAGACCTTCCATCAGGTAGCCGCCGATCCCGGCAAATACCGTCGAGGGCGAGTGGACGCCGAACAGCTTCTTCACGCCGCTGATGATGCCTGCAAAGGGCGAGATGATAAAGCTGCCAAAGGTCTTTGCGCCTGCTTTCACGCCTTTTCCGAGGCCGCTCACGAGGTTCGAGCCGATGCGCTTCATGCCGTCCCAGAGTCCCGAAGCCTTCTCCTTGATCCAGTCCCAGGCCTTGCCAATACCGGCCTTCACCTTGTCCCAGTTCTTCACCACGGCAGTGCCTACCAGGGCCGCACCTGCAACACAGGCACCCACCAGCAGTCCGTGAGGGCCGAGGCTGGCGGCCACCTTGGTAACACCCATACCCACCTTGGCCAGAGTTCCCGAGGTGGCAGCTCCGGCAGCGGTGGCAGCAACCTTGGCGGCTCCCGCAGCCTTGGCAACGGTGGTCACACCGGAGGCCACATTGGCGGTGGCAGTTCCCACGCTGCTCAGTACCGGCACCAGGTCTGTGGCGGCTTTTGCGGCTTTTCCAAGGCCCAGAGCACTCTTCCCGGCGCTGAGCCATTTTGAGATCCCGCTTCCTCCGCCGGCAACGCCGGTGCTCTTCCGGCCCAGAAGGCTCTTGATAAAGTCCAAAGCCTTGGAGAAGAATCCTCCGCCGCCGGAGCCTCCCGGGTTCATTCCTCCCAATAGCTTCGAGAGAAGCTGGGCAAACAGGCCGTTGCCGCTAAAAGCGCTCCGCATAGCGTTCCCAATGGCCTCGCTCAGAGTCCGGCCAAAGTCCGTGCCTACGATGTCCAGCACAGCCGTAAGCCCGCTGGCCACCGCACTGGCCCAGTCTCCACGCATGGCACTTACCACAGCGTTCATGGTGGCGGCCATGGTCTCGCTGGCACCCTCTCGTGAGTACAAGCCGATCAGGTTGGTCAGGTTCTCTGCAAAGGCCGGGTTTACCTTCTTCCATACCTGGTTGAACCCGTTGTAGATGGGTTTCCAGTTCTTCGAGATGGTATACCCGAGCTGCATCATGGCCTGCTTGCCGTTTTCGCTCATGTCAAACGCCGAGGCCAGACTCTCCGCAAATCCCACAAAGTTGTACTGCTCGTCCTGCAGCTCTGCCAGTGCGTCCAGAGCCTCCTCGCTGTCCTTCTTGCCCTGGGCTACGTAGAAGTCATAGGTCTTCTGGTATTCCGTCAGCTTTTTCAGCGAGGTGCTCATGTTGCGCATGGCAGCGCCCACGCCCATCAGAGAGCTCATGGTTCCCTGCATGGCAGCACGACGGGCTTCCTTGGAGCCTTCGCCGTACTTCTCTACCGCCTGTTCGTAAGCGCTTTCCCGCTCCGAGAGGCTGCCGTCATCGTACAGCTTTTCCAGCATCTTCTGTCGGTTCGATACGATCTTGGCTTCCTTCTCGTATCGGGTGATCTGGTTGGCAAACTGGGTAAGCTGGGCCTTCTCAAGCTCGTTGATCAGCTCCTGCTGCTCCTTCTGCTCTTCCAGATACTTCCGGTATGCCACCTGGGTCTGCTGGCTCTGCTCCCCAAACTCTTCCTTGAGCTTGGTATATTCCTCCTCGGCAGCCGTTACCACCTTGGCCTGTGCATCGATCTTTTTGTTGATCTGCATCATCTGCCGGTTCGAGCGCTCTGCTACCGTGGCGGTGTCCTCGTACATGGATACCCACAGGTCGTACTCGTCCTCGGCGGTCTTGGCGTCGTTCTCATACCGGCTCAGCACATCACCCCAGATGTCGCTGTGGCGGCTCTGCCTCAGCTTCTCCAGATTGGCCTTCTCATCCAGCAGGGTGTTGTAGGCGTCCTTGGTCTTGTCGTTCCCGGCACCTACCCGGGCCAGCAGGGTATCGTACTGCTGCTGTGCAATGGCCACTCGGTCTGCCTGCAGCTCGATCTGCTTGGTCACCACCTCGGTCCGCTTTGCCAGAAGCTCCTCGTTGGTCACGCTGTGCTCGCTCTGCAGCTCCCACAGGGTGGTCTCCTTGCTCAGCGCATCCTGCAGGTACTTGTTGGCCTTCAGCTTCTTGCTGTACTCCTCTGCAAGGGTCTCTGCAAGGGTCTTTCCGGTCTTGGAAGCCTTCGTCTTGGTAGTCGGGTCGGTCGTGCCCGGCGTAATGTCGTCGACCGCTTTCTTGTAGTAGTCTCCGAATGCGCCGAAGTAGCCTGCAAGCCTGCTCTTAGCGGCCGCAGCAATGTCATTCACGCCCAATGTTGTATCCGTATTCGCCGTCTGGATACCCTTCTTGCCCGGGATGAGCGTCGAGTCCTGAATGGCCGTCTCAAACTGCTTCCTTGCAGTCTCAACGCCATTTCTCAGGGGATTCGAGCCGCTCCCCAGAGGGTCCATTTTGAATGCGGCGTAGATGCCCTGCATCTTGTCCTGCACCAGCGTGGCCGCCTCGTCCAGCGCCTTTCCCACGCCGCCCTTCACTTCGGAGGCAGCGTTGTAGCTTTCGTCGTAGAGCTTCTGCCGTGCTTCCGGGTCGCACATTCCCAGCACCGCGCCCTCGAGGATGTTCTCCGCATCGCTCATGGCGAGGTCACTTGGCGAGTGGATGCCCCAGAAGTTCGTAAAGACGGTACGGATGCCGGTGGCTACGTTCAGCATGGCCGCCTTTGCCTTCGCCAGCGCGTTCTGGTCGCCGATGCCTTCCGCCAGTCCCAGCGTTACGAACCGGCCAATTTCGGCCATGACCTTGGATGGAGAATGCTGGTCGAGGTCATATTTCATGGTCTCTACAGCGGTATTCGCAACATTCGAACTGGCCTGCTTCACCTGTGCGAGGGCGTCTTTGTCAGTCTCACCATTAGCAAATCCTTCGGTCGCATACTTGCCCGTGCCGGTCATCTGCTGGTAGAGCCCCGCCATAAAGCTGTCGCCATGCTCCAGTTCGTCGAGGAAAGGCGCAAATGGGTTTTCCCACTTCAGCCCCAGCAGGTCGAGCAGACTGAAATTCTCAGCCTTTTTCTTGACCAATCCGGTAAACTTGTCCCAGAGGTCATTGAGAGCAGGCTCACATTTCAACCAAATATAATCGAGAAGTTTGATGATAACATCGATCAGCGTGGTGCCTGCCACATAAAGTGCTTCTCCGATGGCAGGTGCAGAAAGAACGATAGCAGAGCATACTGCCTCTATGATCTTGGCAATGGAAGTTGCCAGCGTCGAAGCAACTTCTGCCAGCCCCTTGATGATTCCTGTAATAAATTCAACAACCAGCCATGCCGCCGATTTCAAGGCTTCGATAAAGACCTGGAAATTAAGATTCTGGAGCAGAGTAAGACTGGATGCCAGATTCCCAATAAACATGGCTGCCGAATTGAGCGCCAGCAGCGCACCGATGCTCAGCGCAAGAGCGCTGATAGATAGTGACAATGCAACGATGACCGGTGTCAGAGGAGCAAGGATCGCTGCAGCAACACCAAGGGCGGTGAATGCGCCAGCAACGGCAAGAATCGCCATGCCCATTTCGGTTAGGCTCAGCGAGCCAAGTTCTTTTATCGCCGGTACAAGCAGGTTCACAGCTGCGGCCATCGTTGTCAGCGCCATGGCCGCTCCGAGAGTTCCTTTCGCGAGATTCAATGCAAGCACAAAAACGCCGATACTGGCACCTGCTGTTGTAAGTGCCTTCCCGATCTCAGTCCAGTTCATCTCGCCAAAGCTCTTGAAGGCCGATACCAACAGGTTCATGCTGTCCGCCATCATTAAAAACGCAGCACCGTTTCCGATGCCGAATTTTACGCCATTCATAAGCTTTGCTGCTAAAACAAGAACTGCTGCGATTCCGGATATACCTCCAAGCCCTTTCGCCATTTCTTCCAGTTTTAGACCGCTAAGTGCTTTGAGTGCTGTGGTGAGAATGCCGACAGCCCCTGCAAAAGCGATAAGTCCGGTCGCCCCCTTCAGAAATCTTGCTTCATCTTTGGAGAGTATAGCGCCTACGACAGTAAGCTCGGCCATTACTCCGCCAAGCGCGACAACACTTGCAAGAAGATTACTTTTGTCAATGGTAGAAATGACTTTCAGTGCACCGGACAGCACAAGGACTGCAGACGAAACTGCCATCATTCCCGTGCTTACAGCCATTAGTTTCAAAGAGCTTACTTCTTTCGAAATGAGTGCAAGTGCTTTCATCACACCGAGCAGCCCCAGAAAAACTCCGGTCATTGCCTCCATCGAAGCACTCAGTCGTTCCGGTTTTATCATTGATACAACAGCAAGCGAAGCTGCAATGATACCGATAGATTTCGCGATCGTGATCAGTGTTTCCGATTTTTTCGCTTCTTTCCATGCTTCGATTGCTTCACCGAGTGAATCGATAGTATCTTTAATGCCTCCGATAATACCTTTTGCACTTTCCCCGACAGACTTGATTCCATCGAGGAAGCTCTTCACAGAGGCCAGAATACCGACGCTCAACCCTCCGGTGATAAAGTCTTTCATTCGTTCCGGATCGAAGCTGTTGAAAGCATCTTTTGCTCCATTTGCAAAATTAGAAAATACTACGTCAGCCTCTTTTCCAAAAGAATAAAGCACCGGTGCAATGGTCTGGACAAAACCAGTGATCATCGAGCCAAGTGCTTCCAGCGGGTCAAGGCTTTCATCTACCGAGGATACAAATCCTCCGATGCTGGCAGTCATTCCAAGCAGGACATCGCTAAGAGGGACTGCCGCACTAAGAACATTTGCCGCTGTCTGTACGACGGTTTTCAGCATGTTCACGCCAACATGGATGACTGAAAATACACCCTCAAACGTCTTCTTGATGTTCGCCGCCGTCTCATCCGAGATGATGAGCTTTTTCGTCAGCAGGTCAAACCGTTCGGCAATGGTGTAGATGCGGTCGCCGTCCGCAGGCGGGAAGATCTCGTTAAAGGCCTCCTTGATGGGCGTCACCAGCTTCCCGATGGCGTCCATGATGTTCCAAAGCCCCTGTATCAGGTGAGCCCGGCCCGATACCCTTCCGATGGCCTCAGCATATCCCTCGAGATCCAGCGTTCCATTTTGAACAGCCTCGTTCAGCTCTACGAACTTGTCGTGGGCCTTCTGGATGGCGTCCTTGTCGTACCCCTGCGCGTCCAGCTCCTTGTCGCTCAGGGCCAGCAGTTTCTCGGTGCTGGTGCGGGCTTCGTCCAGCGCCTGCCGCAGCGTATCGGCGCTCACGCCATTTTCCTGCAGGGCCGCGCCGAAGCCCCCTGCCTCCTCGATCTGCTTTTCCGTCAGAGCGCCAGTAGCAAGTGCTACCTGCTCCAGTGCATAGGTGTAGGCGTCGCCCTGGTCACCCAGCTCGTTTGAGAGCATCTGCTGCCAGCCGGTGTCGAGACCCGCTTTCATCCGGTCATTCAGGGCGTCGATGGACGGCACAAAGATGTCATACAGCCGGTTCGCCAGCTCCGTCCAGGTGTCGGTTGCCTCTTCCTTGTTGCCAAAGAGAGTCTCGAAGACGGCCATCCATTTTGAACTGACGGCGTCTTTTGTGGAGTCGATGGCCTGCGCGAAGCTGGTGGCCTGCTGGGCAGCGAGGGCGGCGCGTTCTGCCAGCTCTCCGTACTGCCCTTTCAGCTGTTCCAGCGCCTCCGAGCTGGTCATACCTTTGTTCTTCTGGGTCAGCTCATAGGCCGCCTCCATCATGGAAGCATACTTTGCGAAGGTCCTTTCCATGACCTCCGTGTTGGCCCATTTCTTCTGCAAGCTCGACTCAAAGTTGGCGATGGTCACTTCACCCTTCTTGATGACCCCCAGCTCCTCCGCAGTGTCGATAAGCTCCTGTTTCAGGGCTTTCGTCGCCGTACCCATCAGGTTCAGGCTCTTCCAGTCCTGTAACTGCAAGTGTCCTGCGCTGTAGCTCTGGGTCAGGTTCCGGATGGTGCTCTGGAACGCAAAGCCAGTCTTACCCGCATCTGCCGTGGCGTTTGCAATGCCCATGATCATGGGGATCATCTTATCGATATTGCCGCCCGCCGCCGTCATCTGCGAAAGCGCGCTGGTCATCTCGCTGAAACTGTAACTGGTCTCGTCCGAATACCACATCAGCTTGTTCAGGTAGTCGTTCACCTGATCGATGCTCTTGCCGGTGGCGTTCATGATGGTCTGCACGTTCGAGGTCTTCTCTGCGTACTTATTCCATCCGCTGGTGATCTGATCTAGCGACAAGCTCTTCACCAATCGTTCGCCGGCATTCATGGCCTTGTTGGTAATATTCACCAATACCGTAGCGGCCATAATATCCAGAGCCGAAAACTTCTGCTGCAAGGTGTCCAGCGAGCGGTTCATGGTGGCAAAGTCCACCTTCTCCGCAGCCGCATCCAGCTTCTCAAAGCCCTTTTCGGCCCCTTTGAACTGCAGTTTCTCCATCATCCTGTCGATGGAGTCCATGGACTTTTTTGTGTTTTTCTCAAAGTTCGTATTGTTGAACTGCAGTTCTACAACACGCTGGTCTACTTCACGGCTCATTCTGTTTTCACCTCACCCCATGCCCGCTCTGCGATCCTCTCAAAAACAGGACGCATCGCCGGGTTTATGTAATCCACTCCCTCTACATATCCGCCGTTCCGGGTGCCGTGTCCGTACTGCAGGATCACCGCAATGGGCACTCCATCCACAATGTTGGAGTTGGACCATGTAATGGTGATGGTGTTCTCGTCCCGGTGTACGGCATAGCTCCAGCTTGCGGCGGTCTTTCCGGTGTCTTTTGGGGTGGCCATCTCCAAAGCCTCTACACCCTCCCGGCCATACTGAGCCAGAATATCATCCAGCTTCAGCGCCGAGCACCGCTTCAAAAATCCCTTTGTTTTCTTCCAGTCGCCTTTCTGTCGGCACACGATCACCTTTGGCATTTCTTACCCCCTCGTGTGCAGCTTCGCTTTCCGCTGCTCATTCAGCATCCTCTGCTGAGCCATTGCCTCGGCCTTGCTCATTTTCCGGGGCGGGTTGTTGGTTTCCTGGCCCACCCGCAGCAGCGTCAACAGTCGGTTCAAATGCCACTTTTCGCACTCCTTGGGTATCCCAAGCTGGAACATCTGGTAATACAGCACCTCCGCAGTGGTCTCTGTGCCTCCTCGCCTGGGGCGGGGCTTCTGTTTTGCAGTCTTCCCGTCTCTGGGCTCGTTCGGCTTTGGCTCGCCCCGGAACCAGGTAGCGGTCATGGGGTCGTCCATATATATGTTAATGTCATTCATCTGTTCTCTCGTCAGCCGCCGGTATACCTCGGGGTCAACCCCCTTCGTCACGGTCATGCAGCGGATATAGTCCATCTGCTGCTGAGCCGTCAGGTTTCCGACGTTCGACAAAAACGGAATATGCCATTTGCTTTCCCAGTTAGCCAGGGAGAGCAGACTGTGCTCTAACTTCAGCTCAACGGGTTTACCGTACCGGAACTCGGCCTTCTGTGGGTCCCAGCTCTGTGTTCCAGCTATTTTGATGGTCAGCATCGTCTGCTCCTCCTGGCATCAAATGTGTGGGCAGCGTGCTATGCAGTACGCAAAGCACGGTTCGGTATCATCAGGTTACGGGTTCAGCACAGCAAGGCCGGGCTGAGAAACGGGGGGCTTGGCGGCCTCATTGGTCAGGTCTTTGGGCAGAATGCCGTTCACAAAGTCCTCGGCAGCCTTGCCGTCGCCGCTCAGCAGCTCGATGTACAGGTCGCTGTAGGCCTGGGTAGCCATAAAGTCGTCCAGAACCTGCTGGTTCTTCACGAACTTCCTGCCGTCGGGGCTCAGCACACCATAACTGGCGCAGATGATCTTCTTGAACAGATGAGTCAGCTCAAGCTGGTTCTTTGCCTCCACGATCTTCTTCACCGTCTCCACAAAGCCGCCGTCGGTGCAAAGCTGCATCTCCATGATCTCGGCCTTGGTCAGGTTGAAATAGTAGTCCTCCGTACGCTCGGTACCACCAAAGTCCACGGTTGTCATCGTCTTCTTAAGCATTTTTCTTCTCCTTTGTCCTGTTATTAGGCAGCGGCTGCCTCGGTGTCGGTGATCAGCTTGATCAGCTCATCCGGGCTGGGCAGGGTGGCCTCGCTGGCAGCCTCAACACCGGAACCACCGTCAGAGCCCCAGAGCTTGTTCTGGATAGCCAGCACGGTCTTCTCCTTCAGCTTCGAGCAGTCGATCTCCATGTGGCAGGTGGGGCGATGGCCCTTGACATTCACAGGAGAAGCGCTGCACTCCCAGCTGAAGGTGATGGCGTCGGGGCTGTCGTTGATGGTGGCGTAGCTCTTCTCGCTGGGAGAAGCGGTGCTGTTCCATACCACGTGGATCTTCTGGCCAGCCTCATCGGTGATGTCGTTGCCCTTGGTGGTCACCCAGCTAAAGCCAAAGGCCTTGCGCTTCTGCTGGCCAATGGTCACGCCGGTAGCCACACTGGCAGAGCCATCACAGGCAGCCCACTCATCAGGGTAGGTGTAGGCCTCAATGGTGTAGCCGTAATCCTCGGCGCTGCGCAGGCTGGCGTACTTGATGTCGTCAGCATACAGCTTGGTCTCCTCCGCACCAGAGGGGCTCTCGGTCACAGCGGTAAGGCCATTCCAGGCAGCACCCTTCTCGTAGGTGCCCTCAGTGGTCATGGGGTACAGAACGCCGCACTTGGTGCCCATTTCGTAAAATTTCTCGCCAACAGCGTCCCAGATCAGTCTTCCCATAGTCTTTCCTCCTTCTTAAACATAGGTCGTAAACACAGTGTGATATAAGTTTTCCGAAACAAAACAGCGGTCGTAGGCGCATTTCGGCAATACGCTTACGGCCGCTTTCAGTTTCGAGTCGGGGTCGTTATCCATCACCGTCACCGTATAATGGGGATGCTGGATATAAACTCCGTCATTGGCGTGCTCGTTCCGGATACGGCTTTCGCTGTATACAATACAGGGGTATTTCAGCTTGTATCCGGCAGGCGGCTGAAAGTAGAGGTTCTCTTTCCCGGTCGCCTCCCGCAGTACCTTCCGCAGCAAAGCGTCAAGCTTCAGGCGTGCTTCCATTCCAGATCCCTCCTAAGGTCAGCACCAGTCTTGGGTACTGCACTTTCACGTTCGTGATCTTCCAGTGCTGCCCACAAAACGTGGCATATCGCATGGCGTAAAGGTTGTTTTGTGCAAATGGGTCGGCTACAACGCTCAGTTGGTTTCCTACTGTAACGTCCTCATTGATCTTGTCGCTCCCCTGCATCAGCCGCCCAAACTCCAGCACGTCGCCGTAATAGCTCCGCTCTACGATCCGTTCTACGAATACGCTTGGCGCTGATTCTTCCGTATCCTGCGCAAACCCGATCTTCCCGCTCCATTTCATAGTAGATCCTCCCTAAGGAACCCGAGTTGGGGTGCCCAGCAGCCGCTTCACTGTCGCTCGCGTCTCGCTGACCCAGGCCAGTTCCTCACTTCGCTGTTTCCGCCACTGGCGGCGCTCAGTTCGTCAACATTTTGAATTTTGTCCGGCAGGTCAGTTTGTTATAGCTAACTCGATGACCTGCTTATTACTCCTCTGCCACGGTGCAGGTCGTAGCGGTAGTACCGTCGTACACCACCACACCGGCAGCCAGCAGAGCGATAGGCAGGTAGGTCTTGGCGCCGTCCACGATCATCAGGCGGCCCAGCTTAAAGGCCTTCTCCACGTCATCCTTCTTCGCCTGGGTCTTGTGTGCCTCGTCCTCGTACAGCTTCTTGTCGGTGTGCAGGTAGGCAACGTAGTTAGCCACATGCAGGTCATAACCGGTCTCGTAATAGGGTTTCAGCATAGTTCTATCCTTTCTCTTTAAGCAGCCCACTCCACGGCCATGGCGCTGAAGGGCGTGGTCAGAGCGCCGGAGCAGCGGGTCTCGATGAGGTACTTCTGTGCGTTGAAGTCGATGTCGAAGTCGTCGAACATGGAGACAGCGCCGCCCTTGTCTGCGCCTACAGTGTAGTCGGCCAGGTTCACGATCAGGCAGACCAGGTCACCGCCCTTGGCACCCTTGCGGCCCTCCATCTCGGGGATGGTCACAATATTCTTTACACGCAGCTTGCGGGCCAGAGCAGCCTCGTCGGCATACAGAGTGTGGCCGATGCCGTCCTCCAGCAGGAGCATCTCGGTCAGGGCGTCCTCGGTGGTGTACAGGGTGGGGGTGCCGGAGCCGCGGTACTCCTTGCGGCTGCGCAGGATCTGCTTGATCAGGGCCTTGTACTTGTCCTCCACGGTGGTCAGGCCGGTGGTCTTGCACTGGACCTTGATGGTAAACAGGTCGCTGTCATTGAACACAGGACGGATGCAGTTCTCATCGATCTTATCCTCAGAAGCAGCCAAACGGCCGTCGCCCAGCAGGTAAGCCAGAGCCAGCTCACGGTCCAGCTTCAGGCGCATCTCCTTCCTCAGCCATGCCACAACGTCGAAGCTGGTAATGTCGATGACGTCGTCGCGGTCCAGCTTCTGCTTCTTGTACACGGTGGTGGGGCTGGTGGAGCGGCGCAGCAGGCCAAAGACCTCTTCCTTCTTGAAGTTGCCCTTGAAGTAACCCTTGGCGCGGGCATCTTCCTCAGTCAGGTCAGCGAACATGCTCTTGATCCGGCTGAAGGGGACGTGGTGCACAGCGCCCATGACCATGCTCACCCAGTCGTCGGGCTTGTCGATGATGCGGGGCGTGGTATCCAGCAGGTGATCATCGGGGAACAGCCACTCCACATTGTCGATGCTGTGGCTCAGATAGGCCAGCTCCTCGCCGGTGATGTCCGAGTTCTCGAAAGCCGCCTTCATGGTGCCGCTGCTCTTGGCACCCTTGATAACAGCGTTGATGTCGCCGATGCTGTGCTTCAGCACGGTCTCAGTGGTGTCATGGTCAAACACATTCTGCTTCACGGTCGTATCCTCCTCACCGTCGTCTTCGCCGTCCTCGCCGTCTGCCTCTTCCATTGCAAGGCCAACAAGCGCATGACAGCATTCTTTCTGCTCGTCGGTCATGCTGTTGTACACTTCCTCGAGTGTCTTACCGTTTTTCTTTTCGTCCGCCATTCCGGCATCCTCCTGTTTCGTGTCGTTTCCGCCGTCGGTGCTGTGGGTCAGCTCCTCCAGCGGGTCGCCATTCGGGTCCAGCCCGTGGGTCAGGCTCAGGCCCTCGTCGTTGTAGATAAAGGCCTCACCCTCATCATAATCTTCATCGGCGCTGTGCTTCACCACCTCGTCGATGAGCGCACCCGGGTTGCAGCCTGCCAGTACGAGGCTCACTTCCCGGATAAAGCCGTGTTTCACGGTCTTCCCCACCTTCTGCAGTCCGTTGGCATAGATGGAAAAGGCGTTCAGATCGCCGTTCTCCACGCAGGCCTTGGCCGTACGGCCGGTGTCCGTATCGTTGAACTTGGCGTAGCAGTATACGCCCTGGGGCCGGTTTTTCAGCAGACAGTGGCCGATGACATTGTCCACGCTCGAGTGGTCGTGGTTGTACACCATCGGCACGGTCTTGCCGTCGCACTCCTTAAAGGCGTCCGGCGCAATGGTCAGTCCGTCATAACAGCGGGTGTTGGCCTTCGTGGCCCATCCGCTGCAATCGTAATCGATAGCCATTTTGAAATTCAGCATCTCCTTTCCAAAGTTTTCATGTTCCTTACTCCGACAGTGCTCTGTCCACAGCATCTCCGCCTCTCGTCAGCATCCTCTCATGCTCCGAGACCTCTTCGCTGGACTGGCTGATGTTCGCATTCCGCAGCTCATCCGCCTTCGGGTCCTTCGAGGGCTTCATGCCGATTGCCTGTCGCATCTCGTTCGAGGTCATGATCTCGTTGCGGGTAAACTTGTCTGCGATCTCTGCCACAGCCGACACCGGCGTCAGCTTGAACGGGTCGCGGAAGAACAGCACGCTCTCGCTCTTTTCGTCTCGCTGCTCTTTCGTCAGGAACTTCCGTTTGAACTCATCCACAGCGGCTGCTACGATGGGCTCGATGGTACGGTTCTCGTAGTTGGTCATCACCTTGTCGTCCGCAGTGCCGTTCATGATCTCCGGTGTGATACCCAACTGGCTGTATGCCATGTTGGTCAGGTATTCCACACTCTTCAGAACATTGTTTTCCAGACTGCGGTTCAGCTGGGTGATGTGCTCCGTTCCGTCCGTGTAAGCCACACCGTACTTCGAGCCTGCCAGCTGGTCTTCGATCTCCTGCCGCCGCTCCAAGGCCTGCTTCTTGCGGGCCTCGCTCTTCACGACGTAGGGCAGCTGGATGATAAGATCGAGCTTCCCGGCTCCCACCTGCTCGTCGATGACATCCATGAGGTGGAGCTTCCGGGTCAGCTGCTGGATGGTTCCGTTGGGCTCGTTCATCACGGCGTAGAAGGGGTTCTCGATCAGGGCCACCCGGTCCTTCGGCAGAGTCACCTCTTCCTTCTGTCCTGTCTTCTCGTTGTAGAGCTCTACCCGCACGTCGGCAGGGTACCACTCCTTCACCTTACCCACCCGCATGGACTGGATGTCCATTTCGCCGGTCGCTTCATTCAGCTCCACGTCCACCGGCACCACGGCGATGACGCCCTCGTCCAACATGGACAGGAACATATCGAACCGCATCCCCCGTCCGGTCTGGTCGAGGTTGGCTGAAAGGTTCAGACAAGAATTAAGGCCCGACGAAATGGTTTCGCTGTAGCGTCCGTTTTCGTCGAGCCTTACGTGATTGATGGTAATGGCCGCAGCATCCATGGCGATTCGGGTATAGATGGCCGAAATGATGGTGCGGTCGCTTGTCCGGGTCATCCGCACCCGGTCGGGGCGGTAACTGTATCCGCCGTAATAGATCTTCCCGGGAGGATCCCGGTTCGTAAAAGCGTTCCACGCCCTCTTCAGGCGGGAGCCAAAGGTTTGTGACGCCATTTTGATTTCCTCCAGATCAGGACTTCTTTACAGCCGAAGCCATTGCGGCCGTTACAACGGCTTTTTTCAAAGCATCGCTCCCAGTCGCATTTACGGCAGCCACAGCGATATCGCCATAGTGATTCAGCACTGCATCTACAGCCGCCTTGCCAGCCACGCCACCGATTGCACCGGCTGCACCACCAACGATTTTATTGCCAGCAGTTTTCAGCAGATCAGTCGCATAAGCCTTACCAGGTGACGTGCTCTTCTTCAGCTCCATATACTGCTTTTCTTTCTGCATTCTGGCAATACGTTGATTTAGTTCCTCATCGGTCATTTTCTTGGGGTTATTAGAGCGGGCCTTCGTCGAATGCTGTTCGAGTCTTTCCGCAGTCCTTTTCTGGGCTCCATACCAAGGATGATCATCGGACTTGGGTTTATTTGTCCATCCATCCTTGTCCATCGGACGAGCAGTATCCTTCAAAAGCTGTTTAGTAGCATTTACGGCTTTCTTGACGCCGTTTTTATAGTCATCTCCAGAGTATCGTTTTCTCCCAGCGGATGTCAAAGTACCATCCGGATTCTGGTATCGCCGCACACCCCACTTCATGCCTTTGATACCCCAATGGTACAGTTCGTCATTATAAACGGTCATCTTTTCCCCTTTTCAGCAAAAAAAACGCACCAGCCATTAAGCTGATGCGTACCATCGTGTTATGTCATTCAGATTTTTTGTTTCCCGAGATTTCTTTTCTAAATTCCGAATGCGGCTGATCAATATCTTCTTTATGCTCCTTAAGAAGTTCATCCAGCTTTCTCTTCTCTTCATCGGAAAGTTTCATAGCATTATCCTCTCACCTTTCTTTGCAAGTTCTGCCTGTACCTTTTCAAAGTGCTTTCCAGCTTCAGAAACGTCGATGATTTTAACGTCTCCTATTTCCTTCAAAGCTTCGTTCACCTTGAAAATAATAACAGGATCATGTGCATGATTATATATCGTTTGATTGTTGTCGTCAACCATAGCGTCATACTTTTCGCTCATAGTTTTGCAATATCTTCTGGTAATATCATATTCCCAGGCTCGTTCCATCAGATGATTAAACACCTCATATGCTGCTTTATAATCATCCTCCGTGCTTAACTTGCTTAGATCAATCGTTCTGGATTTTTCTGTGCCGATCTTATAGTATGCCATTTCCTTCTGCATGGAACGAAGTTCTATGGAAGAACGAAATTTATTGGCATTGTATGCAGCTATAAACTCATCCAACCGTTCCTTGCTTGTGGGCATTTTAAGGTTTTTGATCGTTTCATACTGATGCTCAAAAACCGCAAGCCCTTTCGTTTTCATCAAGTAAACAGCAAAAGGACCTTTGTACACACTGCTATCCCAACTATCGTCAGGGTTATACGTATATAGCCAGCGGTCCGAACGTGTTTCGTTCTGGAATGGGTTGGTATTCACATTGTTAAGACGTGTTCCTGTGCGCATAACGGTATCTTCTATCGGATAGGGCGGCCCCTACGAACGCCCCATTTTTGGCCTTTGATTCCATAATGATAAAGGTCATCGCTGTATACCGGCATGTTTTACCTCCTCTGCAAAAAAACGCACCAGCTATTAAGCCTCACTCAAACGCATCCCGGTTCTCCTTCCACGCCACATAGGCGTCTATCATGGCGGCCACGGCGTCGATCTTCTGGTCTTGCCTCTGCTTGTAGAGCTTCCGGTTTCCGTTCGTGTCCACCAGCGCCATGCAGTTTCCAATGGCAAACTGCATCAGCTTCTCGTCGAAGAGGAGCTTTCTCTGCTCACTCAGTTTCTTTAAGTCGCCAAGCGGCACGCTTTCCGTCCGCGCGCCCTGAATGACCTTGGTGATGCCGAAGCTGCCGTTCTCGGTCGCCCACCGCTCCACGAAATCTTTGGCGTTGTACGGGTCGTACCCGAAGGCCCGGATGTCGTATTCGTTCTGCTGGATAAAGGCGTCAAGGTCGTCGTATACCTGCATCATGTCGAGGATGGTTCCGTCAAAGACGAACAGCGTCCCCTCCTGCATGAACTCCTCGTACTGTTGCCGCCGGGAGACGGGCAGTTGGCTTAGGGTGTAGCTGGTAATGTAGTCCCGCGTCTTCACCCCGAAATATCCGTTGGAAAGCGGAAATAGGAACGTAAAGGCGCAGAAGTCGTCGCCCCGGCTCAGGTCAGCTCCCATGGCGCAGGGCATCTGCCAGAAATCGCGGTGCCGGTGACACAGCGTTTCCTCATACGAGAAGAAATAGGTATACCCCTCCATGGGCAGGTTGAAGCGCTTGGCCAGAATATCATTCCGGGCGCTGGGTGATTTCTCCGCGCGTTCAACATCCAGCTGGTAGGTCTCGTAGGTCACGGTCTTCCCGAGATTCGGATTCGCCTTCAGCCACATCTCCGGCTTGCCGACTTCGTCAATGGAATCCAGCTTGTAGTACCAGATGGAGACGTGGGGATTGATGTATTCTCCCTTCAGGATCTGCATCAATTCCATTTTGATGTCGTCACCGCATCCATTTCGTACCGTACCCTCCGAGCTTGCCGCCACGATGAGATAGTTCTCATTCTTGGAGGCACCCTGCTCGATGGCGCTGATGGGGTCCTCCCGGATGTCACAGGAGAGCCACTCGTCCACCGTCGCCACAGTATCTCGCCGTCCCTGCAGCTTCTCGATGGTCATGGGGCGTATCTCTAGCAGCGACCCGGTCACGAAGTTCTCGATGCCCTTCTTGGTAGAAGCCATCTTCACCCTGTCGGCCTTTGCGCCGGTGGTGTTCTGGAGGCTCCCCATAGTCATGAACTGCAGGACAGGCCCCTTTGCCCTCGCCAGTGCCGTTCGGAATGGTGCCAAAACCTCCTCCGCCTGCTTCATGGTCGGGGCGGTCGTCAGCTGCTGAGTCGTCGTGGTATAGGCGGTCATGAAATATGCCTGCAAAAATTCCAGATACATGGTCTTTGCAGCCGCGCGGGTGATGATGAGATACTGCTTCGTAATGAGCCGTTTCTTGATTCGCCGGGTCTCATAGTGGCCTCCGCCGTGTGCATCCGGCACAAAGACGCTCCGCTCCACGAAGTAGTACCACCCGAAAATCTCCTCCGCCCACAGCTTGAAGCTGTCCAGCATCTTCACGTCGCTGCCGTCGGTCAGGGTCAGCTCATCCTCGCAAAAGGCGATAAAGCCGTTGACTGCCTTGTCGTCGTAGTAGATGCCAGGGTTGGCGATCAGGTCGTCGATCCGGTTCATTTCCATTGAAATTTCACGGCATACCGGTATCTCGCCCCGCATCACGGCCTCCCGAAAGCGGCCGTAATAAATGGGCGTGGCCGTATTCGAGAGTGCCATAATTTCTTTCTCCTAAGTCCTGTTCATTGCAGGTTCATACCATGGCTTATGCAGCGTATAGTAGCAGTCATTCTGGTGAGGGCATCCGCTCTTGCTGAAATGTTCACACTTTCCGCATAATCCATAGACGTCGTTTTCCTTGCCGGAGCGCTGTACCGTACCGAATATGAGGTTTTCATCAAGGTCCATTTTATACCTCCATTATCGTAAGGCAGAACTGTCACAGTTTCTTGCTTTATAGTACGGTTTTTTCGGCTTGTCGAAGCACTCCTTCGAGTTCGGGCATTTCCATGACTTGAAATTAGCGCAGGTTCGGCAGAGGCTGTAAGCGTCCGTCATGTTCCAGTTCGCCGTTTCAGTCGCCCATAGACGCGATGCTTCCTGTATGTCGTGCATATCGTTTCACCCCTGCATCTCCCTCGTATGCTGCGTTCACACGTTTCGTTTCGCCGCTCCCCACAGAGCATTCAGGAGCTGCTTTTCTTCGGGGTATCGAACTCGCAGTTGAGCCGCCACTCCATTTCAGCCGCCGTGTTCTTCAGCGCCTCCATGGTCGTCGAGCTCTGCGGAGGGTCAAATCCCAGCAGCCGCACCTTCACGGCCAGATAGGCCTTTACGGCAGCCGCCTTAACAGCATCCTGGAGAAACTCCTCCCAGGTGTTCGTCTTGTCACTTATCATGTACCCATTTTCAGGCCCTACACCCATCTGCCCCAGCGCAAACAGCACAGAGTTGATGTACATGATGAGGTCTGTGTCGAAGTCCTCGCACTCCTCGGCGATGCCCAGCAGCTTCTTTACGCTTATCAGGATCGAATTCATTTTGACGCCTCGTCCTTTCCCTGCTGAGCCATAAACTCCATAAAAGCCTTATCAGTCTCCTTGTGGATCGCCTTGCTTACAGCGTCTGCGATGTCAAAGCTCAGGTCGATCTCATATCGCTTCGGAGCATTTGCTTCGATCCCGTGCTGGATAGCGTCTGCCACCTGCCCGAAATTCGGTTCAGATGCTGCTTTTTCCATCCTAAAAAGCTCATGCTCAGCCGGTTCTGCAATGCGTGCCGCTCTTACTTGGACTTCTTTCAGAACACCGTTTGCTTTAGCATTCAGCAAAGCAGCGTATACTGCTTCCTGTAATTTCTTATTGTTTGTAAAAGTTCTACCGGGACTCACTGCGCGTGAATCTGTTTTCCTGACCCAGTATTCGATCTTCTCTACAGCCTCACCGGGCATTTCCCAGTTTTTGTCAATGCCGGCGCCTGCAATGGAAGCATTCGCCCACATCAGGGCCTCGTCCAGCTTCGTCAGTGCAAGGCTTCTTTCCCGGCTCGGGTTCAGTTTTAAGAGCATCGCCTCGGCTTCTTCCAGCTTCTTCCTCAGTAGAGTACTGTAGTCCTGCTCTCGTACACTAAACGCTTTTTTCGGATACATCATCGTTCTCCTCCACAAGTTCCCAGTCATCGCAGCACATTAGACTGATAAACATTCCCATATCGGAAACTTCCCGGAAGTTGATGTCGCTTCCCTGTTCCGTGTGTATCATAAGCTCCCGCGCAGCGATGTGCCAATATGCGTTCTTCCAGTGATGCCGCTTTACTTTATATCCCTGTTTCATGGTAAGCCAAGCCGTTGTCCAGTTCATACTATTTCCTCCACGGGCATGTGTCGCCCGGCTTCCGATCTCCGTCCGGCATTTTCGCATTTTGACCGGTTCCGTAGTGGATGACCTTGTGCGTCGCCGCCGAAACACAAATGGCGTTCTCTGGGTCCAGCAGTTTTTCGCTGTGCCGGAGCACGTCTTCTTTCGTTATGGGGTTCAGGTGGTGGATCGAGATCCTCGGCCGTACCGGCCTGCCGTCCCGCAGCACCCAGTCCGTAATGGGGTGGTCCTGGCATCCCAGATCACACCCCATGTCTCTTGCTATGATCCTGTCTCGGAACTGCCGCCACTCTCTCGACTGGTAAAAGTCCTGGTTCAACCACCGGTCAAACCCGAAGGTATCTTTACCAACCTCTCCGTGCAGCTGCAGATATGCCAGCCGCTCCTCGTATGTGGCGTAGCTGCATAATTCGGTATAGCTCTTCATACAAACAGCTCCAGTATCTTGCAATGTGCAATGATTATAGACAGTGCCCACAAAATATGCGGCATAGTCGTACTTACAGCATTTTTGGGATGCTTTCTGAAACACACCGCCAGCATAAAGATCATAAGAGCCGCAATCCACAGCATAGCTAACGCCGTCTTATAGCCCATCATTTCGTCAATTTGCCTCATTTACCTCAGCAGACCCTTCTGCTGTAAGATCGCATACAAAATCAGCATTCCGCACCATAGCAGTGCAGGCATCCCGAAGTGCGCAAAGAGTTCCATTGCATAACTCTGTGTGTGCTTCTCTGCCCACTCTGCAAAGAAAACCGAGCCAAAAACAATAACGACAAGCCAAAACATAGCAAATGCCAACTCAATTAAAGTCATATTCGTCTTCCTCCACACCGTTGTACTTGGCCATGGCTTTCAGTACCTTGTCATACATCTCTTTGGAGTCCTTGGCGGCCTCAAGTGTTTCAGTCTTTGCCCGCAGCAGTTTGTTCTCTTCCTCCAGCTTCTTCTTCTCCAGGTCTGACTTCATGGTGGCCAGCTTCAGGAAGTGAGTTGTCTCTGCACTAGAGGCCGTTCCTTCCAGAAGCCGTCTTTCCACCAGAGTCATGGCCAGATTTATCATATACTGTTCCTGTGCTTCCGGGCTGGAGGCAGGCCGGGCCGAAGCCGCAGCCATCTCCCCCGGAGCGCTTCTTTTCGGCTTCATAGCTTTATCCTCTTTTCTTATGTTTTTGGTTTCGCTTTTGCAAGGGCTCATGGGCATGGCTTGTCATGGCATCTGAAAGGAGAAGAAAAATGTCAATGGAGGTTGAACATCATGAACCCGATTTTCATAGGAGGCGTTTTTCTC